GGAAAAGGAAGCTGAAGAGGAAGAAGGTGGTGATGATTCTGGCGAAGGTGGTGATGATTCTGGCGAAGGTGGTGATACCGAATTAGCAGACGAACTTGCAGATTTGGAGGCAGAATAATCTAGCTTAAAAAAAGTTTTTTAGTAATAAGATATATAAAGAAACAAATAAACCAAAAATATGGAAAATAATAAGGACCTTTTGATCGTTGAAATGTCATCGAATGCACTTTCAGTGACAGATAAGGAATCAAAGGATTATGTGTTGGAAGGTATTTTCGGACAAATCGATGTAAAAAATAAGAATCAAAGAATTTACAGCGAAGGCGAATATGTTCCACAAATCAAGGCTCTTCAGGATAAAATTAAATCTGGAAAGCTACTAGGTGAGTTAGATCACCCTTCACAATTTGATGTTTCTCTAAAAAATGTTTCTCACGTAATTGAGGATCTTTATTATGAGAAAGATACAAAACAAGTAAAAGGACGCATCAGACTATTAGATACTGATGCGGGTAGACAAGCTAAAGCTCTTGTTGATGCTAGGGTTCCTCTGCAAATTTCATCTAGAGCAGCAGGTGCCGTTGAATCAAACGGTAAAGTAAAAATCAAACAACTATTTACATATGATTTAGTTGCTGATCCTGGATTTGAGAATGCTGAACTAAAGAGAGTCAATGAATCATATGGATTCTCTAATGAAAATGGTCTCTATATTTTTGAGATAAATAAAGAAGATAACAAACAAACACAAATTATAGAAAATCAAGACATGGCAGATTTTGTAAAGGCTGAAGACTTTAACAAGTACACTGAGTATCTTGCTAATGAGATTAAATCATTAAAAGAAGCTCTAGAAACAAAGGAGTCGGATGCAAATGAAAACAACGAACTAAAAGGAATTAAAGCTCACAACGATCATATCGTTGAAAATGTAAACGGCATTTCTAAGTATGTTGAGTACTTAGCTGAAAAATTAGATCAAGGAATTCAATATTCTGAGCATGTTGCTGAGAAGGCAGATCAAGGAATTCAATATTCTGAATCAGTTGCTGAAAAATTAGATCAGTCTATTCAATACAGTGAACATCTTGCTGAAAAATTAGATAATGGAATTAGTTATACCGAGCACGTTGCTGAGTCTTTAGCAAGTCTAAAAGATTACGCAAATTACTTAGCAGAGTCTCACAATGAAAATACAGCTTCAGCTGAAAAACTTATTGAGTATACTAACTATCTAAAAGAAAACTTACAATCAGTTACAGAATACGCAGAATATATTGCTGAATCTATTAATGAAAACATGATAGTTGAAGCAGAAGAAGGCGAAGAAGCAGGAGAACCAGCTGAAGATATGGATTCTGAACTAGATAACAGCGAGCAAGAAATTGCACCGGAAGGTGACGAAGCTAAAGATAAATCAGCTGAACTTGAAAAAGAGCTAGAAGACACTGCCGATGATGCTGGTAAAGGTGTTGTTTCGGCAAACGAAGCATATAAAAACGAAATTTCTGAAAAGCTTAACACTTTGGTTGAAACTGCAACAAAAAAAGAAAATGAAAATCCATCATTCTTTAAAGTTGTTTCTTCTAGAATACAAGAGAAATACAACGCCCTTAACGAAGACGCAAAGAAAGAAGTTAGGTATAATGTTTCTAGAAGAGGTTTTATGACAGAATCACAAATTGAATCAATTATCGATAAGTCAACCTTAATCGTAGAAAATAGAAATTCGGCTCCACTCTTTATTGACGCAATGCCAGCAGAATATAAAGAAACATGGGAAAACCTTTCAGAAGCAAAACAAAATCAAATTAAAGCACAGGCTAATTACCACAAATTAGAGACTGAATACCAAGTAAGAAACTTCTGGCAAACCAGAGATCTTAGAGAAAGTGCTCCAGCAATGGAAAAGCTTGAAATGGTTAAGGAATCTAAACGAGAGGAAGCAAAAGGTCTTGGCTACGATGTGTCTAACTATGCAGCTGAACTTAAGAAAAGATTCAACAAATAATTAGATATATAAAGAACTAAACATATCGACGATAAGGGTGACAGAAGCAGAAAGCCCAAGAATGTCGAAATTTAACCATAGAAAAAAAACAAATTAATAAAATGGCTAATTTAATTAATGAGGCAGAGATCAGATCAACTTGGGCTCCTATTATCGAGGAAGCTACTGGGATCAACGATTCTAACAAGCTGGCTTGGATGTCAACTTACTGCCATAACCACAAATTGTATGAGGATGCAAACATCATGTCTCTGGCTGATAACCCAGGTCCAATGAACCTAACAGGTATGGGCGGTGTTTCATTCCCAACTCAAACTGCACAAAACGGCGATACTTCAGGTGCTGTAGGTTCAGGGGATAAAGCTCCAACTCTACTTCCATTAGCAATGCAAGTTGCTGCACAAACTATCGCTCTTGATCTTGTGCCAGTAATTCCAATGGCTGGTCCAATGGGACTACTTTCTTACCTAGACTTCACTTACGAAGGAGGTACTATCGAGTTAGGTGCTACTGCTCCTACTTACATCAAGTCTGATGAGGACGCTGCATCTTTCGGTCCAGGTTCTCCAGTAACTTCTGCTACTTACACAAGAGTAGGTTACTCAAGAATTGATGGTTATGCTATCTACGCTGTAAGTGGTGATCTAGTTGAGGCTAACGTACTAGCTGACTTTAGAGTTGCTTCAGGTAATAATTCAGCAGCTGTTGAACTGGTTAAAGCATTAGAAGACCACATCCCAGGATTCTCTGGTAACGGCACTAACGCTGGTAACGATCCTTACACATCTTTCGCTAAGCCTTTCTCAAGAGAAGGTGGTGAAAGAACTGCTGACAAGGTAATGGGTCTATCTCTATTTAGTAAGTCTGTAGAGGCTGAAACTTTCCAAGTTGCTGCTGCAGTAACTAGAGAACAGGTTCAGGATCTTAAGCAGTTCGGTGTTGATGCAGTTGCTCAAGTAGAAGCTGTATTAACTAACGAATTAACTCAGTCAATCAACGACTACATCCTAGGTAGAATTAACGAACTAGCTCTTGCTAACAAAACAGCTACTGGTGCTGATCTAGACCTAGCTCTTACATACACTTCAGGTGGTAACACTTACGGTGATGTAAACAGAAGAATCCTTACTCACATCTTAGCTTCTGCTAACCTAATCGCTAACAGAGGTAGAAGAGGTGCTGGTAACTTCGCAGTAGTTGATGCTAAAGTAGCTTCAGCTCTTCAAGGAGTTGCAGGATTCGTTCCTAATCCAATGGCAAACACGGTATCACAAGTTGCAGGTGCAATCTACCCTGCAGGTTCTATAGCTGGTATCAATGTTTACACTGACCCAAGAATTCCATTCCAAGGTTACCAAGCTGGTTCACCAGCAGTAGAAACTCACAGAGTTATCGTTGGTAGAAAAGGTGATGGAAACGGTGCTGGTCTAGTATTCATGCCTTACCTAATGGCTGAATCTGTACAGACTATCGCTGAAGGTACAATGGCTCCTAAGGTAGCAGTTAAATCTAGATTCGCTCTAGTTGAGGCTGGTTTCCACCCAGAGACTATGTACTACTCATTCGAGGTGACAGGTCTAGAACTATAATAAATAGTTAAGATTTATCAATATTAGAAGGGACTCCTAACGGGGTCCCTTTCTTTTTGTTTAGAGATATATACATTATAAATAAATTTCAATATGATGAAACTATCTAAAAAAATAATGCTATTTGAGGAGTTTGCTGAAGTAAAGACTGATGTAAAAATAGATGACACTTCAATCAGGACAGAAATCGCAAGTGATGTGGATTCAATTATTAATAAGCTCGAGGATCTTGCAAAAAATTTAGAAACTGAAACAACGCCAACCAATGAGTCAAATCAATTAAATGAAGGATCAGGTGCTATTTTAGGAGCTGACCTATACATGATACCTATCGTTGCAGGTGGTGCTGCGGTCGCAGGTGTTGCATATGGAGGTAAGAAGCTATTTGACTTTATTAAAAAGACTGGAGCAAAAAAGAAAGCCAAGAAGGATTACGCAAAGGTTGATAGTATTAAAACAAAGGCTGCACAGTTAGAGGCAGGTGTTGCCAATGCTAAATTTAAAGGAGTTGAGGGTAAGGCAAAAGATAAAATTGATAAACTTTCAGAAAAGATAGAAAATCAAAATCAGAAAGCAAACGATCTTGATAGTACAATCACTGATAAGTATAAAAAATATGGTATCGATGATTTTCTTGCAGTATTAAGAGCAGAGACTAGAAAAAATGTCGCAGAGATCATGTTAGCTGCTAAACTATCCGACAGTGCCAAGGAGAGATTTGAACAAGAGTTAGAAAATGCAAATCAGTCAATTAGTAATGCTGAAGCGGAAGCTAACGCAGCACAGGAGGCAGCCAAGGAGGCAGATCAAAATACACCAAACGCTAAGAAAATTACAGAACTTGAGAAAAAGATAGAAGAATACCAAAAACAGTTAGATAATGCAACTGACGATGAAAAAAAGAAAGAAATCAAAGCTGCTATCGATACTCTTAAGGAAGAAATAACTAAACTTAAAGGAGAAGATTCGACTAATAATAGTGACAAAACCGAAGAGACCACGGATGACGAAACCGAAGAGACCGAAGTTGATAAGACTGATAATTCAAAGGATGGGATGTTAAAGAGAATAGATGCTTTAATTAAAAATGCTGAAAAATCAGGTAATGAAGAAAAACTAAAAAAGGCTAAAGAGTTAAAGGCTAGAATTGAGGCTAAGGAATCGTTATTCTTTAATTATAAAAGTGAAACTTATTTACTAGAAGCACAGTTAATTGCCTTAGAAAATCAAGAATTAATCTAATCTCCTCTTAGCATTTTTACGAGCCATACTTAAGAACTCTTGCCTTTCATCAAGCAGGAGTTCTTTGCATTTCTTGCGAAATTCAATTGAGCTCTTTAAAATGCGACTATCTATCATAGGCTCTTCAAGGACATCACGATACTCAGGGTGTACGAAGTTTTCAAGATCAAAATTCATAAACTTAGCTCGAATGGGTTTACTAGATATTGCGCAAACCCAATCTATCGTATTATAATTATTCTGTAGTGTTTCTTTATCTACTGCTGTCTTACTTTCCCAATCCCAATATACCTTTAATATTGCTGAATTCTTAACCTTTGGTTTCTGTAACTTTAAGGCGCATTCAAGCCATTGGTCACTATGTGCCCACCTTTCCATGTTTTTATGTGTAATTAAGAATTGTCTAAAGCGTTTAGGCAAGTACTTGAGAATTACGTCAAATCGGTTTGTAATCCTTTTTCCACCACCGCGCTCTATTCTAATCTTAGAGTAACTTATTGCCATATACTATATTTATTTTAGAAACAAAGACATGCCATTACAATATAACTATCAAAGATTTTTATATGCAATCAATAAATCAACTTTTTACAGAAAAGTATCGTCCAAAAAATTTAGACGATTTGATCTTACCAGATCGAGTAATGAACAAGTTCAATGATGGTCTTGGGCAGAATATGTTATTTGCAGGTTCACCAGGAACTGGTAAAACCTCAACTGCAAAGGCAATTGTAAATCAGTTCGAGCTCCCATACCTATACATTAACGCATCAACAGATACCTCAGTTGATGTAATTAGAACTAGGATAATTGATTTTTGTTCGACTGTTTCTATCATTGATAAGCCAGGTGCATTTAAGGTTGTGATTCTTGACGAGGTTGATGGCGTTAGCGATCAATTCTTTAAAGCTCTTCGTGCAACAATGGAACAATTTGCATCAAATAGTAGGTTTATTGCAACCTGTAATTATATTAATAAAGTACCTGATCCTGTTCTTTCTCGATTTGAAGTAATTAATTTTGACTTTGACAAGGAAGAAGAAGCAGAACTTACTAAAAAGTATATTAAGCGAGTTTATCAAATTTGTAAGAACGAAGGCCTAACGATAGAAAAAGATGCACTGGTTGAATTTGTACGTCGTAATTTTCCAGATTTAAGAAATACACTAAATAAATTACAGGGATTCAAGACGCAAGGTACTTCAAATATTACAATCAATGATGTTAAGCGATTCAATTCAGTCTTTAAGGATATTTTTGAACTTGTATTTAATGAGACTGACCCTGCTAAGAATTATCAAATGCTAGTTAGTAACTATTCTAATAGAGTTGATGAGGTTCTTGGTGCATTGGGCTCAGAGTTTGTTGAATACATACAACAGGAAAGACAACAAAGTGTTAAACATATTCCACAGATTATAATTACAGTTGCACAGCATCAGGCTCAGCGAATTCATGTAATTGATCCTGTAATAACAATGCTAAGTTGTGTATATTCCTTACAGACAATTATACGATCAGCGTGAAAATAAATGAATTTAGATTTTTATATTTCAATGGAATTGATTATATTTAATCTGTAAATAAAAGATAAATATGAAAGTGGGAAAGCATACGCTATTAATTGATGGTAACTATTTTGTATATAGTAGACTTTTTGTTCTGCCTAGACCAAAGAGTGGTAAATTATTAGGTGATGATAAGTCAAAGGGCCAGTTTATGCGTAAGCTTGCAATTGACTTTGCGTCTGAACTTAGAAAACTACAACATTTTGTTGATGATGTGGTTGTTGCTGTCGATTCAAAATCATGGAGAAAGGACCTATATCCCGAAGCCGATTATAAAGGCACTCGTAAACCAGATAGTTCTGTAGATTGGGATAATGTTTATGAAGTATATGGTGAGTTTCAAAATATACTTAAAAGTCACGGTGTTACGATTCAACGAACACAGGGTGCAGAGGCCGATGATGTTATTTTTGGATGGTCAGTTGCACTAAACGATAGAGGTAAAAGCTGTATTGTATGGACAGGTGATAAGGATTTGATTCAGCTTGTCAATCACTCAAAGGCAAATGATGCACATACAATATGGTATTGGAACACAAAGAAACAACTCTATGTTTATGAGGGCTTTAAGGCTGACATGGAATTGATGGCTTCACAGCAATTGAGTAAAGATGAGCTTCTATTTAATATGGGAGGCGATCACATGGGTAGAGATGAATATCAACATAATATTCTCGAATGGATCAATAGGAACAAGATTGAGATCAATGAAGTTGATTGCGATGAGTTTATTTTTAAGAAAGTATTAATTGGTGATAGCAGCGATAACATTCCATCAGTTGTTACTTGGCAAAAAGAAATGAAAAATGGTAAGTTGCGTAACTATTCAATCACCGAAAAGATGGCAACTAAGATTTGGGATCAGTATGTTAAAGAATTTGAAACGTTCACAATCGACTACTTATTTTCAGATCAACAAAAAACAATTCTTTCAGAAATTATTTATAGGGTTATAGGTAAAAGCTCTAAGAATTTAATTAAAAGTAGCCTAAATAATAACATCGCACTGATGGTATTGCACAATAGAATTATCCCTAATGCAATACAAAACGCAATCTATAAAGAAATTGATGCTGAATGGGAGGGTGCAGTTGATAGCATGAGAACTCTTTTTGATAAAGATAAGATTTTAGAAGGAACTCATTGGTTAAAGGGCTCAGACGCACCGGCTGGCGTTGATCCATTTGCAAACATGGATATTCCTGAAGAAAAGGAACCAATTAAAAAAGTTGGTAAAAAGAGTTCTGAAAAAGAAACAAAAGTAAAGCCTAAGACTAAAAACTTAAACAACTTATTTTAATGAAAATACCTACACTCCAAGAGGCCATAATTATAGAAGAAATCTTAGTTGACGCTGATGAATATCATCTAAGACATGAGGTTCGAAATACTGCCGAACAGATTTGGTTAGAGAGAAAAGACGAAGAAGAATTTACGCTACCTGATGCATATCATCTAGCGTACCATGAATGTGTTAAATAATATGTTAGACGAAACTAAACTATTTGACTTTGTGAAGATTATGTTCACAAGGAAAGACGACTATAAGAAAATTAAACAAGTTAATAAGAAGCGACATCACTTTATGATTAATCGCTTCTTTGCAATTAAATACCCTACAAATGCACAAGCGTTTAACGTTAATGGCGTTGAAGGTGCAAGTGTAGTTGATTGTTGGTCTCTTGTTGCTTCTCGATTTAAAAGTGTTCCAGGTTGGATTTATACAAAAACCAAGCGTTCTAAAAAGAATGAAAAGGATAAATATATTCCTGATCCAACTGCGGTTCAAATCTACATGGAACGAAACGAGATAGGTAATCGCGAATTTGAAGAAATGAAAAAATTTGCGAAAGAAAGCCTATACGATGACTTAATGAAAATAGAGAAGCAGATTAATGTTTACACAAGATAGAGATACGTTTAGTGAAGTAACAGATATTGTATTATATAGATATAATTCAATTGATGCTAAAATTTGGAGCCTAATTAAAAGAACTTCAAATTACAGAGAGCTTGATGTTGACTCAATACTTGTAGATGTTAGCACGCTTCGCTCTATCTTATTAACGTATTTTAGAAGTGATATTAATAAATTTCAGGCGGTTGAGACATCAATGATTTATAAGGAAGCAACTTCCACGTATTTTATATGGAAAATGCTTGAAGATATTAAGAATCTACGTTGGGTAAAAATTGATCTAATTAAAAACGCAGGATATTCTCGAATTGTTAGGGTTGATGAGATGAAAACAATTAAGTTTTCAATTAAAATAATTAGAGGTACATTTAGAACTTTTGATCATTTTAACCGCCAACAGTTACCACATATCAATTCTATCCTATTAAGGTCTAAAATCCTTAAGGACAATAGTCACTATGGCGTAATTAAGCTTGGCGACATGTTACGCTTACTTGATATGTTTTTAAGTGAGCATAATACGAGTGAAAACGCGCAAGCAATCTTGCCAATCATTGAAGCGTTAGAGTTATTTGAAAACGATAATCCAGAAGTATTAGTGATTACTGACTATGATTCAGATATATAAAGAAAAAGATTTTGAATCATTATGTCGAATCTTGGAAAGAGAGAAGGCCTAGTTTACATTACAGTTATCTTATGGGTAGTAATGGGAATCTTAGGAGCCTTCAAAGAAGCGGATCTAAAGGACTTAGCTGTCTATTTTGGATCATTAACGGCATATGTTGCAACATACATATGGGGAGAGTCAAAGAGACCTTCAACTAAAACTGGAATTTTAAAATCAGGTAAAAGCTCACGTAGAGAAATGATGATCTATGCTGTCGTTGCTCTATGGACAATTGGGGGTGCAGCTGCAATATGGTTTAAATCAAGCTTAACCGATTTGGCAGTATACTTTGTTTCATTAACTGGTTTTGTGGCTAGTTGGATTGCAGGTGAAGTATATACGCCTCAAGATAAAATAGGTAATAATGGTAAGTAATTTCACAGCAAACGAAATAGGTGATAGTTTAATTGCCAGGTTAAGAGAGCCATATTCAAATGTGGTTCGAGTTACTGATTGGAATATCATTGCAGGTGTTAGTAATGCAAATACAGTCGGTAAGCTTGGGTTTACACAGGATAGCACACTAGTTGAGGGTATTAATACAAACTTAAATTTACAACCAGGTGATAAATTTATTGTTGGTAATTTAACGTTTGAGGTTGATCAAATTCTCTATCCTACGCAATTTACAATTACACAGGCTGCTCCAATTGGTGGTCAATTTAATTTCTATTTACCAGAAGACGCGAATAACTATTTTACATATAAATATCGTTGGTCTCAAAGTGAACTTGTAGATGGCGGTGAAATGAGTGAGTTTAGGGACCTTGATTCAAGTAGTAGCCAAGATGGTTTGTTAGTTCAAACATTTAATGATACAAAGCCACTGTGGATAGATGTTAGGCTAGAGGTCGATAGGTTATCCTCAGGGCACTCTCTTTCTTTGCTTAGTATTACGTTTGAACTCGAAACAAGTGACGGTATCATTGAGTCATGTCCAAACTGGTGTGAAGAATGTACTGATCCATATGCAATGGATGGTTGTGCAAATATCGTAATTGATTGTGATGATGCAGTTTGGAATCCTTATGCGTTGAAAAAGCCTTCTTCGATCTATAGGCAATTAAGTGCACTTACCAATGAAATGTGGGGACATAGTGTAAAATATTTTAGAGTTGAACCTGATCAAAGAAGTAGGGATGTAATTTTAAAGGAATATTCTCTATATAATGTAGTTGATGAGTCAGCCATAAAGATTATGGTGCCTGACAACTCATTCCCAACTCGCGAATTTAACTTTGACATTTTCGGTATGGACTTTGAAGAGTTTGAAGTTCATATTACAGGTGATGCATTCACTAAGGCGTTTGGCGATGGTAAAGAACCAAGAAGTAGAGACTATCTTTACTTTCCATTAATTAACCGAATGTATGAGGTTAGTACAGTCGCCCTTGCAGATGAGTTTAACTTACAAATGACATATTGGAGAGTTCAGCTTAGAAAATGGGAAGACAGAACAGGTTCAATTCATACTGACGACGCGATCGAACAAGAGGTAGATGATTTAACAGTTGGCGTTGAAGAAATCTTCGGTGAAGAGATTCAAGATGAATTTGAAAAGGTTACAAAGCCTCAGCAATATAAAACAGTTTATCAAGAGCTTGAGGATGATATTAGATTTAGTAAGCATCCAAGCCTATCGATCGTTGACGCCGAGATACGTAACCGATGGACACTTATTTCAAAGAATCATTATGCACTTAATAGTGTTGACGCTGGTGAAAGATTTGCATTAACATACAACGCACAATCTAAACTTACAACTTCACAAAATCTTGCGATTACTACATGGATTAGACCACAGTTTACGACTGGAGATACAGCAGACTATGTTTTTATTGATGGTACTGCAGAATTAGATTTATCAACTGGGCTTTCAATAGCAACGAGCTTAGCAGAAATGAAGGTTAAGATAAATGGTAATACATCAGTGACTCAATATCCACAGCCACTTGAAAATGGAGTGTGGTATGGGCTTGTCATTAACCTAAATAATCAAACCAATGAGTTTAGTGTAAATGTGTATCGATTAGATCCAAATTCAAATAGAAGTTTACCTCATCAAAAAACAAATACGTTCGCTCCAATTATAAATGATACAGTTAGTCTTAGTAATAGTGTTGAGTGGAACTCAGGTAAAGGTTGGAGCCTTGCAGCTGCCCCATTGGATATAAGTAACGTTAGAATTTTTGAAAAGACGATTGAGGAAGAACAACAAATGAATGTACTACAACAATATGTTGTTCGAGACTCAGATCTTGCAATTTTAACAGACAATGCCATTCCATCACTTAGACTAAGAAGATATAGCAATCCCAAGTAAAGCAGATAAATAATCTGTTAAAGTATATTATATGAGTGAAAAGAAAAGAAGTATTAGAGAACAGGCGGACGAAATCCGCCAAGATCTCGACGATTTAATAGGAGGTGATGAAACCCTTGATGTTGAACAGGACCCACAGGAAGCAGGTCTAATGCAACAACCAACATCATTACCACCGGTTAACTATGCAGATATTAAGGATAAATCAACAACGAAGGCAAAGAAGACTATCACAAGTCTGATGAAATTTTACCTAGATGCTGATATTATCGAGAAGGACGAATACATTCAGTCCAAGAAAAAAATGGATGAGATGACAATGAGCTCATTAATCTATCAATTACAGGCCGGTGAAAGGGCCCTCACCACTCTACTTGAAACAATTGAGTCTGGTGAATTGGCACCAAGAATGTTCGAAGTACTTGCAACTCTACAAAAGTCAATGCTTGACATTATTAAGTCACAGACTATGTATTTAATGGCAGCTGAAGAATCAACGAAAAGAATTGCAAGAGACATTGAGATCTATAGAAAACGTGATGATGATCGTGCCATTGAAGAAAGCGGCGCAGATACAAAGGATCAGAATATTCAGCGTGGAACTAAAGACTTAATGGCGGCTATTCAAGCTGGCCTTAAGAATGAAACAGGTGAAGATATTACTGACGTTGAAATTGATGAAAATGAGGAATGAGCGATTACGTAAGCGATAACAGATGGATTCCAAATGAAGAGTCTGACACAGGTTCAGATAGGATTGTTTGGTCGACTAAACAGATCGATGACCTTATGTTAGCACTTGACCAGGGTTATAGGCCAAAGGTTAAGATGCCCTTTTATGAAGGTAAGCAGTTTTTGCGTAAGGGTAATATTGTCTTTGAATACACTGATGAAGAGATAACAGAACTGGCAAGGTGCGCAAGTGATATTGTTTATTTTGCCGAAAGGTATGCAGTAGTAATGACTGATGATGGTATTAAAAGGGTAAAACTTCGTGAATACCAAAAGAGTATGTTACGTAACTTTCAAAACGAGAGGTTTAACATTGTATTAGCATCGAGGCAAATGGGTAAATGTCATTTTCATAACACAAGGATTGACATTAAGGACCCTCAAGGAAACACTAAGACAATAACTATAGGTGAACTATTTTATACTATACTTAAGCAAAGAAGGCCGTTAAAGGCAACAGAATGGCTTAAGTGGAAACTGTGGAAACTCTATTCATGGATAGATAATCTTTAAATTAGCAGAGTTACATGAATATGAAGTCCTTACCGTTTGGGAATCTGAATACCATCAAAACCCTAAAGAAACTATTCAAAAGTGCATACAGTTTTTAAAAAATAAATAGTGTATGAAGTCAATAATCAAATGGACCATAATATCATTAATACAATTAATAGAATCATATGAGGCTAGGTCAACGCAATATCTCCCAGAAGACAATTTATCTGACAAAATTCAAGATACATTAGAATTAGATGGATATGAAGTATTAACAGACTCAGGTTATCAACCAATACCATCAATTCACCTAACAAAACCATTTAAAGTATGGGAAGTTAAAACTAACACCGGAAGAATCCTTAAAGGTGCAGATACACATATCTTATTTGATGAATATCTTAGTGAAGTTTATATAAAAGACTTAAAGATTAATCAAGGTGTTATGACTGAAGACGGTGTTGAATGGATTACATCAATAAAATCTTTTAAGTCCAAAGTTCAAATGTTTGATGCAACAGTCGACCATCCAGACCATAGATATTATACTAATGGATTTCTTTCACATAATACGGTTACTGCATCAATCTATAATGCATGGTATGTAGCCTTTAATACTGATAAGAATACACTCTTACTTGCAAATAAGAGCGATACGACAAAAGAAATTATTGATAAGGCTAAAGTTGTACTTGAAAACCTACCATTTTTTATGAAGCCAGGTATTATTAAGTATGACGTAATGAATGTTCGTTGTGATAATGGCTGTCGTCTAATTGGACAATCTACAACCGCAAAGGCGGGTATTGGTTTTACAATCCATAATCTGTATATAGATGAGTTTGCGCACATTCATCCATCAATTGCAGATTCTTTTTATGAGAACGTTTATCCTACGTTATCGGCATCAAGGGTATCGAGGCTAACAATTACTTCGACCCCAAATGGCTTTAATAAGTTCTATGAAATTTATGCGGCCGCTGAACGAGGTGATAATGAGTACACTTCAATGCGTATTGACTGGTGGGAACATCCGGACCGAGATGAGGCATGGTACCAAAGAGAACTTGGAAACCTTGGATCGATTGAGGCTTTCAATAAGCAATATGGTAATGAATTTGTTAGTTCTTCGAATCTGCTAATGGATCCTGTTGATATGAAGAGAATGCGAAAGAGAATGAAGAAGTATGTTTACCATGATCTTGAAGAGTTTGAGAATATTGGAATTGATGTTGAAGGATTTCTGGCATGGGACCCTGGCTTTGACATTGAAGATGCACGTTACAGCGAAAACTTTTGGCTATTTGATGTTGATATTGCCGAAGGTAATGGAGGTGACTACTCGGCGATTAATATATTTCAAGTTTCACCAATGGAACTAAAAGAAATTGAAAACGTACAAAATCCTGGCGCAATGTATGATTTCTTTAAATTAAAACAAGTTGCGCGTTTTAGAAGTAATGAACATGTAATTGAAGATTTTGCAAAGGTACTCTATACGCTTGCCATTGATATATTTTACAATGAGAACGTAAAAATGATTGTTGAATATAATACATACGGTACAGTATTATTTGAATATCTTAGAAAGGTATTTCCGCAAAGAAATGATTTTGATGAGGAGATGTTAGTTCGCTTTAAACATAGACATGATGCAAGAACTCTTAAGCCAGGAATTAAATTAAAATCGGATAACAAAGCAATCTTTTGTCAGAACTTTTCTAAATTATATAAGAACAATAGAATTGATATAACAGATGAGGAAACTGTAACTGAGGCAAGTCTATTTGGAGTCCTACCAAATGGAGGTTATGGTGCCCAAATGGGACACGATGACTTAATCATGACATGTATTACAGCGACTGAATTTTTTAATACAACCGACTATGCAGATTACATTGAAGAACTTTTAGATTTCATTGAACCTGAGGCACATGCTAAAATGGAAGAAATACTTTATAAGGAAGTTGCAAGTGATGGAGATTTACAATATGATATTTATGACTTGCTTAACTAAAACAAGAGAGTAGAAGATATATACTATACGAAGAAAAATAAAAAGATAAAATTATGGCATTAAGTCCTCAATTACAACAATTCAAGAGTTCAGGTGTTTACCGTCTTGAATTTGACAAATCGCAAACTGTAAGTATTCCTGCAGAGACGATTAGATTGGTTGTGGGTCACTCTAAGAAGGGACCATATAATACACCAGTCTTTATCGAAGATGTTGAGACATTCATTCAGGTGTTTGGTTCAATAGACAAGGCACTAGAAAGAAAAGGCATGTACTTTCACAGATCAGCTATTGAAACGTTAAGTAGAGGTCCAATCATTGCATTGAACCTGACTTCATCAAACGATACTGATAAAATCTACTGGGCATCCTTAACTACAAATGGTTCTCAACAAGATAATATCGCAATCGAAGGAACAGATTATTACAAAAATGTATTTAATAGAGATAAGTTCTGGATTCCAGAAGATGATAAGCTACTTGATTTAGCAGGTAACACTTCTGAAACATCAGATAACGCTCTATCATTTACTAATATTAAACAAGATCCTATTACGATTGTAGTAAGACAGGCCGAAGACACAAGAGGCTTTAACGTTACTGCAAGAGAATGGTATGGTGAAGGTAATGTACCAGAAGGTGTTGATGATTTAGATTATATTTCAGACTACATGGTTGACGTTTATGTTTACAAAGGAAGATTTGTAACATCTGAATTAAACAATGACCCAACATACGGTAATTACTTTAATTCAAATGGAATAATTCCAGAGCAATTCAATGCATTTACTAACTTAAGAGAAGTAACATTAGAAGCAAAATATACTGGGTCATTAATTCCTGACTTCCAAGATAATGAAGGAAGAATGTACTACATTGAAACATTAATCAATGCTGAATCAAGAAGAACAGGACTTTTCTGTGCTGTTAATGAGGATGCACTTGATAGAATTGATTTTGTTGGTGAATCATTCGATATTTACCAAGATTATGAGCTTCTTTCTCATATGGTTTTACAGTCAACTCCACAAAATCTAAATGAAGATAGAGACACAGCGTTCGAAAACGTTGTTGAAGTTGAAGGTGATACAATGACAATTAAAGCAGTTTCATCACAAGATTACTCAACAATGACTTTAAATGGCTTAGCCCCAGGAAGTTTCCTATATGCTGCCATTGATGGTGAGTACACACAAATTGAATCAGTTGATATTGACGTATCTACTGGAGATGTAACAGTTACTGCAATTGATGACATTAGCAAATCAAAGTATGAGCAATTTGCAGATGAGCAAAATAACGCAACATTCACTGGATTTAGTTTCTCTGGAACTAACCTACAATTAACAGGAGCAACCGCAGGTGCACTTGCAACTGGTAAATACTTAGCAAGTTCAAATGCTGGAGAATACACTGAAATTCTTATTGAAAGTGCAGCCACTGCCGGTGAATTTAAATGGGTTTACACGGTAGCTGCCGGGGGATCTGAATCTACTGTAATTTCAGATAACATTAAAGTTGGAATGTATGTTCCAATTATTGGATCTGACAAGTTAGCTAGAATTAAAGAAATCAGAAAGAAAGCAGAACCTGGTGTAGATGGTGGCGCTAATGACAGATATACATACACATTTATTCTACACAGAGAAACAAACCACGACAATAACAACGCACCACAATATGCGCTTGCATCATTTACATCTGCAACTGACGCATACAAAGCGTTTGTACTTGAAGGTGCTGAAAATAGCGAAAAGACAATCAAAGAATTGTTAGACGTTATGGTTCCAGGAAATGGAGTTTCAAATACGCTTGCCGATAAAGATGCAATTACGTTTAGATATATTGTAGATACGTTTGGTTCTCATGAGGCTGCAAGCGGAATCTTAAATAAGGAACAATTTACACTTCTTGCAAAAGAGAGACAAAATGTTTCAGCGATTCTAAACGCACCGATGGTAAAAGAATTTAAAGCTTCTACAAACCCATCATTTATTGATGAAAATACAGGAGCATTTAATACACGTTACATTGGAACTGGAGGTAACTTAAACCTAAACCCAGAAGCTCTATACACGTTACCTACAATTAATGAAGGCGCAAGTTATGGATTCTACTACGGGCCAGGTCTAAATGTACTAGAGAATGGAAAAACAAAAGTTATTCCACCCGCCGCATACGTATCAAACAATTACATTGATAAGTATTCTGATTCTTTACCATGGTCAATCGTTGCTGGTCCAAGAAGAGGAGCAGTTGGAGGATCTGGAGTACAAGGAGTTGAATATGCATTTGATAAAAATGACAGAGACGTTCTTGAACCATTTGGTATTAACCCAATCGTATTTGAAAGAGGTGCAGGTATTGTAATCAAAGGTAATAAGACGGCACAACAAAGCGTACAATCAGCACTATCTTCGGCTCACGTAAGAGAAGTATTAATTTACATTGAAGATGGCTTAGCTGCAATCTTACAAAACTACCTATTTGAGTTTAATACGGCTCAAACCAGACTTGAAATTAAAACACTTGCTGACTCATTTATGGAATCAGTAAAAACTGACCAGGGTGTTTATGACTACAGAAACATCATGGATACGACTAACAACACAACAGAAGTGATCGATAACAACATGGGTATTCTTGATACATATGTTGAACCGGTTAAAGGTCTAGAAATCTTAGTTTCAAGAGTAACAGTACTAAATACTGGTGATATTGAAGCTGGTAACTTTGGATAAAAAAGATATATAAAATAAACAAACAATAACAATGGCTTTACCACATTATAGAGAAGACCAGACAAGTAAAAAGAATAAGCACTTTGAGCCAGTACAGGCTAACTTATTCGAGGTAAGTATTTTACCACCGGATGGAGTTGCAGGTGCGGATCTTCTTTTACAACATGTCAATTCAATCTCAGGTCTTGAAACATTATACAGAGAGGTTGCAGCAGTTGAACAAAAATATAAGTTC